TTAAAGCGCCAGCTTCGAGTTCAGCATCGCCACCTGATCGCTGTTCATCTCTTCAATCCATTTAGCATAGATTTCATACACCATCTGCGCATTTTCGTGCCCCATCTGACTGGCAATAAAAGACGGGTTAGCGCCTGCTGATAATAACCAGCACGCGAAAGTGTGCCGTGTATGGTACGGATTGCGGCGACGAATACCAGCACGTTTTACAGCAGAGTCCCAGCGAGCGCCAATACTGCTCAGAGAGTAGTACGGTTTCTGGGCACCTTTCCTCACTCTGGGCATGAAAACAAAATGCACCTTCTGCTGTTCGGTTAACCCATATTCGCGGTGGTGATAGGTAATCTCCGTTTTTGGGAACAGCGCAGTCAGAGCACTCTGCGCTTTAAGAGCTTCGATTGCAGGCGTAAGCAAAGTCACTGTCCGGATCCCTGCATCTGTTTTGGGCGGGACAAACATTCCAAGTGCATTCAGGTTTCGTCGGACATGCACGGTACCGCTCGCCAGATCGACATCTTCCCAGGCAAGCGCGGCCAGCTCACCATGCCTCAGACCGGAATAGATGGCGAACTGCCACATATTTCCTTTTTGCCCATGGTTGGCTGCCATCAGCTGATCGAACTCGGCCCGGGTCAGAGGGTCAGGTTTAGGTCTGCTCTTCTGTAGTTTCTTTATTCCCGAATATGCCTTTTCTGTGGTGAATCCTGACCGGTGAGCGAATCTCAAAAGTGAGCAGAGCAGGGAGATATAATTATCGACGGTTCTTACGCTGCGACCGATCTTATTGGAGCGAATATGTACGGCATACATTGTCTGTCCCTCAAGCAACTCCGTTCGATAGCGCAGTACGTCATTGTGCTTTATCTCGCGAATGAGAGTGTCAGCACCGACTACGGCCACGATGGTTTTTAGCTGCGATGCCGTTTTGCGCAGGGTATTGGCGCTTAGCTCGATTTTACGGTTAGTTAACCAGGTATCGACGAGTTCACCGAATAAGCGGATTTGAACGGTGCCGGGGGTAGATTCTGCCTGCTTTGACCCGGGAAAACGGGTGCGGTAATCAAACTCTCCCAGCGAAATTTCGCTGACGATGACCGTCCTTAACTGGCCTGCTTTCTTTATATTAGAAGGGGTGGGGATCCACCCCCTGAGCAATTCCCGGCAGCGCTTACCTTTATACATGAACCAGATGCGGATGCTTTGACCGCGAAGCTCCACGCCTGGTGGTAAGTCTGTCATTTATGCATCCTGTATTAGCTGGTTAATCTTTGGGTAGTTGTACCAGGTTATCCCGCGAGATGTCTTAATGCCGGTAGGGGAATGCCGTTTAAAATGAATCCCCTCAATCCAGCACCCCTGGCGATACTGTTCAATCTGGCGATTATCCAGACCGGTCTTTGCCGTCAGCCTCTCTGCTACAACCCACTCTTCGGTAAAAATCACCTGTGCCATCTTTCACCTCAGGTAACCGGCATCAGTATAAAGATGCCGGAAAAGTGTTTGTGATATTTCAATATCAAGACATCCGACCGGCCAGAGCACGTAGTCTCCGTGCCCCTGTGATAGCCGTAGCCACGTAGCTGTTGCGGCGATTCACCACCTCAACTTTGACCTTTGCGCCTTCCACCAGCACCATGTATTCACTGGCGGTTGCCCGGCTGGCGTACTCACCAAACCTGACAACATGCTCAGCCAGAGCGGCATCACACGCCTTGCTTGCCAGTGTGGAGTCATTTCTGCTTCGATTAATCAGCCTCATTCCTCACGCTCCGGATCAAATACATCCCAGCAGTTACGCTCTGCGTTTGCCTGCAGTCGGCGTTCTTCAACCTCCACAAGCGTGCGCCCGGTCAGTTTCACGACCTGCTTATTGGTATGCTTTAACAGGAGCGCCAGTTTCTGCGTTCCCCAACTTTTTTGTTTCCCGGTCATCGCATTAATCGGGAGGGCGGACCCTCCCGCCTCCCTTAGCTCATACTCATGTATTCAGGCTTCATATCCGCCAGGGTGATGGCGAACTGCCCGTGCAGCTCGTCACCGAGATGACGTTTTGCTGCCGCCAGTGTCTGCTCTGCTTTGGCGAACAGGTCCACTGCATCCGGTTCGTCAGGCTGAGGGAGGGAATTAATTGCCGCTTCAACCTTGTTGCGCGCATCTACCAGGTAATAACGCTTTACAGCCTTGTTCTTGAGCTCAGTGAACAGGGCTGAGCCCAGCGTGTTCTTGGCGCTTTCGATATCAGCCCGAACTGCTTTGGCGTTATCCACGTCCTGAGCAGACTCAATGCGACCCCTGAAATCATCGGCCATAGCATCGATGTTGTCGGTTGATTCCTGTACGCTGTGAGGGGTTGTTACGCTGTCACCTTTGATATCAGCCAGGCTCACTCGCTGGGCAGGTGCCGGGTTGATCTCCTTCTCGGTGCGCTGCTCGACTTCATCCGGGGTATACACTCCGAGAATGACTGCAGGGCAGTACAGGCGCGCCCAGTATTTGAGGGCCAGATATGCAATCTGCTGCTTAGGATTCGAAATCCACAGTGGAGAGTTACGCGTAATCACACTGGACAGGAATACCGGTTCGCCCCAGGTGATCTCACTCTCACCGCGAATGACAGCCCCCACACGAACAGACAGGCCTTGCTCGTCAGCGCTGGTCCAGCCGCGTACCATTTCTTTTTTGTCGTACGTCCCGCCGCCTTTCGCTGGCTTCTTAACGATCTCCTCGCGGCTGCTGGCGCATTTCGACCAGTCACCCTCGTACTCATAGTGAAAGCGGCCAGCGATGGCGTTGGAACTGGAGATCACCGCGTTTACCAGCTGCGCTTCGTAACCCAGCACACCGTTGACCAGGTGCGTTTTCTGCGCCACTGCGTAAGGGTTCATGCCCCACTGCATGGCCTGCATGACGATCGCCATGCAGTCGGCAGGATTGCCGCGAAGATGTTCAGGAACGGTGACGGCAGACTGCGCCATTAACCCGGCGAACGCCTGGAGTTGCCCCAGCGCCTGCACATTAAAAATGGAGTTAGTTGCAGAGATAGTGTTTGGAGCCTGCTGTTCTGCGGTTACGATATTCATGTTTTCCATCGTTATTCCCCTTATGCCTGAGTGCGCAGCGCTTCGAGGCGGCGCAGGTCGAAGTCGTTCAGTTCGTCGGTGTAGTCTTCTGTGATCGGCGCTGGCCACACGCCAGTGTCGAAAGCGTTAGCGATGCGGTTCATGGTCTGGCGATACTCGAGCATGCCCAGCTCAATCAGCTCTTCGCTGGCCTCAACGATGGCGATCCAGTGATAACCCTCGTCTTTGTTAACGAAAATCCAGAAGAACTGATCCAGCGCCGCGGTGCTCATATACATGGCAGCGCTGAGGTGATAATCACGGTCAATAATTTCGCGGTGCAGGCGCGCGCGGAGTCCGGTCTGCTTCACGTTCCACATGCTGATGGTTTTAAGGTCGGCTCCGACACGAACACCGTCGATGTCGATTTCCAGATCCGGGCGCACGCGGATTTCCAGCCCGGTTTCTTCATCGATACCGAAATAGCTCGTCTCAACAGCGCGATCAGGGTGCAGCAGCAGCTTGCCGGCTGTCGGGTGCTCGTGCAGTGCTTTCTGAATGGCCAGCGCGGTGGTGTACTGCTGCCGGGTAACCAGAATCTTGTCGGCCGGGTTCTCGCGCCATGCATCCAGCAGTTCGTCAGCGAATACCGCATCCGGCTTAACGGACTTCACCGCCTGGATCATTTCCGCTTTGGTGCCGGACACTTTCAGCGGTGCCGGTTTCTGTGCTTCCTGCGCCACAAGGTCAGGGTTGATGATCGCTAACTGCTCCAGTAGCGCGTCACGGCTGCCGCTGGTTTTCACCGGCGCGGGCAGGGTGGAGTTGTACTCTTTGATGCAGGCCTTCATCGCAGATACGGTGAAGTTTTTATCGTCACCAACGATCCGCTTAAATTCAGAAGGCAACTCGAGATATGCCAGGCCAATGGCATCTTTATCACCGCCCATCGGCACCGGCGCGGGCAGGGTGGCGTTGTATTCTTCCAGCAGAGCTTTGATATCATCAGCACTCAACTGCGCGGGCAGGCTGGCGTTATGCTCATCAATAAAGGCGCGCAGGGTCGCTGCGGTGGTGAATGCCCCCTCAGGGATAACTGGCTCTACGCTGAACTCTTCATCAAGGTTTTCCGGTTGCAGCGCCAGTGCATGCACGAGGTTACCCATATCCAGCACTCTGGAACCTTCGCGCGGGATGGTCCTGGCGACGTGGCGCGCGTTGAAATACATCAGGCTGACGCGGGCATCCTTCACCATGGTGGAACTGATGCCATTCGCGGCGTGATAGACGTTATTCGGCAGACTCTCATAGCGGCCCGGTTCGAAGTATGCCGGGTATTCTGCAACTGGTTCGTCCTGCTGCACTTCTGGTTCGTTTTGAGCCGGTTCTGGCCCGTTAAGGTTTACAGAACCGCTGTTTTGGCTTGCAGAATCGGCATACTGGTTTACATCAGCATTTTCCTGGTGCGCCAGGGTCGGCGCTGCAGCGGCAAGAATTTCAGCCGTGTTCAGGGGAACTGTTTCTGCACCAGCTGCATGAGCGCTTTCATCTGGCAGTACTGCCGCTTCGCCTTCCGGAACCGCATCGCCATTTTCGGCTTCATTTCCGTGATCCGTTTCCATCTGCACATTGCTGATGCTCTCCGCATTTTCTGGTTTTGCGACTTCATTTGAGGGGGTATCCATCAGACCATCAATGGAGAACACGCCGTTGCCCATGCTGGCGATTTTGGGCTGTTCGGCTGCAGCCTTCTGCTCTGCTGCGACCTGCACCTTTACCTCGTTTTCCCAGCTCTTTTCTGGCACGTGACCGGCGGCCGCCAGGGTTTCTGCAGTTGGGTACTCATGGTCGCTTTCAGTCAGGTTCTTGTTGATGTAACGGCTCAGCAGTTCCGGGAAGCTGTGAACGTTTTCTTCTGCACCGCGAATAAGTGCGAAAATTGCGGCACGGGAATAATCCAGGATGCCAGCGCGTTTGCGCAGGGCGGCTGACCACTCTTTGAACGGGCTCTCTTTCTTACTGACGATCTCTTTTGCACGGCGGAAAACACCTCCAGGGATATCGTGGATGTTGAAGTCCATAGGCAGGGTGGCCAGCGCAATTTCAATGTCCAGAGTGTCCAGCGTGTGGGTAAGCGTCGGATTGCGATCGGTCTTATTGCCGCCCCCGGCGCAGGTTTTAACGTCGGTGCGTTGAATCAGCGCCACACGGCAACCTTTCACCCATTCTTTGACCAGCAGGCCGCGATCCACATAGCTGGTTGCGCTCCACGCTTTCATGAACTGGAGAACCAGGCCTAAATCCGGTGCCTTTTTGTCAGCAGGAAATATTTCTTTCACTGCATCGGTAAGCTTCCAGAGGTCGTATTCGCGAACATCTTTCAGCCCTTCAACGTTCTCAGCGGCCAGCAGCAGGTTCTGCACGAACGAGTTATCCGTGTCAGATTCTAGCGCCCGCACGGCTGACAGCTGATCGTTGTCTATATGGTATGAGAACTCTTTTTCAGCCAGAAATTGCGCAAGCAGGCGCTGGCGGAAAGGCAGCGCAGCTACTGTATGAAGCTCTGTAAGCGGCGTTTCGCGCCACTTCTCAACAGAGAACTTTTCGTCACCTGACTTAGCGCCTGACGTTCCGGTTTCGGTGGGCTGAGTTGCAGGCTGTTTTCCGCTGAGCCAGTCTTCAACTAACTGGCCGCGCTGGGTGGCCTCTGCCTTTACCCAGGCGTTTACGAAACTGGCAATCAGCTCAGCTTCATGTTCCTGATCGAGCGGAAAGACATTTTTTACTGCCTTTACCAGCTTCCATTCGACATGTGCGGTCAACTCCCGGATGTCCGGCGTGTTTTCGATAGCCTTCAGAAAGCCCTGAACATGGCTGTCTTCCTCTTTGAATTCCAGCGCACCGATTTCAATGTGCTGCGCCAGGCTGATTTGGTCCTGCTCTGCATCATTCAGCAGGTGCGCAATCAGGCGCTGTGGCAGACGAAGGCGGGCCAGCGGGCGCAAATCACCAGCGGGAGCAGGGGAGGCTTCAGCAGGCACTTCCGGCGCAGCATCTTCTACAGCCGATCCTGACACGGCGTCAGGCTTCTGTTGCCATGTGCGCTGGTCATCGGCCAGTTCGTAGCGTTCGCACCAGGCGAAATCAACCACGCCTTCTGCTGGCAGGTCGCTGTATACCGGAAAATCGGTGCGGACCGGCTTGGCGTAATCTTTACCACGACCGGTTTCGATTTCGGCGTCTTCCAGCGCGACATCCAGCTGCAGGTTTGCGCGCGCTGCACTTTTCGCAGTGAACCAAATCACCGCATCTTTCTTGCCAGACTTCTGACTGGCTTTAAGCAGATGGAAAAATTCCATGTCAGATCCTCATTTTTGGATGTAAGATCCCCGGGCCAGAGATAGCGCCCATTGGGTGTGTTTTTGGTTTTGAGTGGTTTTCCGGTGTAACTTTGGTCGGTGGCACCGGACGTGAATCCCGCCTTGCGCGGGTTTACGTTAGCTTTCGTGAGCCATCTGGTCGTACGAAGCGCAACGTACAGAACAGTATTCGCGTTGTTCGTGCGCCAGCTGCGCGCCGCGGATCAAGAGCAATTTGTTTTTCACTTCCTTCCCCTGCTCGATCGGTTTACGGCAGTACGCGCATTCTTTCTCTTGCATAACCCCCTCCGTTAATGGCTCAGTCCATTCCCCATGCCGTTGAGATAAACCTCTACCAGCAAATCTTTGGTGTAGGTACGCTCAATGCCGCGTTGAAGGTACAGGCGGCCACGTGCGTTAGCAGATGCGGTCCAGGTAGATTCCTTGTATTTGACGAGCATGCCCGGCATAACTGCGCCGCGGTTGACCGTCTGGGTGCCGTAGTGCTGATGAACCATGATGATTCCCTCTCTTTTGCCCTTATCGCCAGGCTGGCGGAACGTTTTTTAACCTGCTGCGTGTTGATAACTCCACCTCACCCGGTGCTTCATATGCCGCCGGTAGCTACTGCGTGGGCTCCATGCCTTGGTGGTTAGGACTGCGTTTTGATGGATAAAGTAAACCCTATTCGTGTTAATCAGTCAACACAAATTGTGTTTATATTGGGCGTTAGAAATGACGGGATGTTTTAATTCAGAAAATTAATCTGAAGAGAGGGAGATGTGATTCAGGAAGGACAGTAGATTCAGAGGCATTATTGCGGATCGTCTTTTATCCGCCCTCTGACATATTTTTCTACAAACTCATCCAGTTCTTTCAGCCGCAGCTCAAAGACACGAAGCATGTTGTCTTGTTCAGCAAGTGGCAGCTGGTTAAAAAGTTCTATTAACCGGCGATGGCGATCAGTTAGCAACTGATCAGCTTCACCTTTATCACCAAACATCAGCTCACAAGGCGTCATCTTCAACGCGGCAGCAAGCACAGCCGCATCATCTGCTCCGATGCTGCGGCTGCCTGACTCGTAATTACCAATGCGCGATTGCGTCCAGCCGCACCATTCAGCCAAAACCCTTTGGGAAATTCCAATCTTTTCCCGGGCCTGCTTTAAGCGAGCTGCGATTAATTCATTTGTATTCATAGCCAATTTTTACCACGCAGCGTGTTTATTATCAAAACTCGAATTGTGTTGATTTACTAACACATATTGTGTTTAATGCTTCAAAACAGAGATGAGGCCTTAAATGAACAACATTGCTAAAGAGCGCGCTGCGCTGGGAATGACTCAGGAGCAGTTAGCTCAAGTTTTTGGCTGGAGGCAATCCCGCCTCTCCAACTACGAGACAGGGCTCCGTCAGCCTGGCTTAAACGAGTGCCGGACTATCGTTGAAACGCTCAACAGGCTAGGCCGGGAGTGCACTCTGGATAGTGTTTTTCCTCCTGGAAATAAAGCAGATGGAAATGTCACGGAGTAATCATGCAAACACTTAATTTTCAACAGAGTAACCCATTTACACAGGCCTCGATGATAAATCGCTTTCAACCCGTTGAAGCATTGCCCAGCCCCGGTGATGTCCGTGACGCCGTTCGTGCATGGGCAGCCGTTGCCGGTCAGGACGTTGTCGCCGCGTACATCGTGGATCACTGGCGCAATTCAGGCGGGCAGGGCATCGAATTTTCCACTGACGTGAGCCGAGCAAGGCAGAAGCTGTTTCGCTGTCTTGATAATCGTTTTGACACCGAAGAATACCGGGAGCGGGTGCGCCAACTGACGCCCGCAATCCTGGCCGTTCTGCCGCTGGAGCATCGCGGTGTGCTGGTGGGCGGTGACTGCAAACTGACGCGCCTGGCGCATGCCGAAAAGGAGGTTGCCGAGGCAAAGCGGGCGGTGCTGCTGGATGCGCCGAAGCACCAGAAGCTGAAAGAAATGAGCGAGGGGATTGTGTCGATGTTCCGGCTTGAACCGGATCTGGCCGGGCCGTTGATGGCGATGGTTACAACGATGCTGGGGGGAATATGACTGAGCTGAAAATGGTGAAAGCCGCGCTGGTGAGACAGCAACGGCTTTCGGGTGCAAAAACGTCAGGTAATTGCGGAGAGCAGTATGTCAAACACCGCTGAAATATACAAATTCCCTGCGCCTCCTCCGGCGCAACAGGAGAGCCGTATGGCTGATCTGGAAAACGGCTATCTGCGTTTAGCCAACCAAATCCAGGACGCCTTATGTATCGTCGAGTTATCAGGGCGTGAATTCCGTGTTCTGAATGCGATTGTCCGTCTGACCTATGGCTGGTCAAAGAAATCAGACCGGATCGCCAACAGCCTCATTGCAGACAAAACGACGCTGAAGGTGAAGCATGTCTCTGAAGCCGTGCTGAGCCTCGCTTACCGGAACATCATTATCCTGCGCCGCATCGGGCAAACCAGATACATAGGGATTAATACCAGCCTGGATAAGTGGGCTTATACCAAGCCGAACTGCATGAAGTGCCCGTTGGATTTTCCACCTGATGACGCTGGCACATGGTTTATTGCCATCCCTGAAAACAGGGATAACCATCCCCAAAAACAGGGAGAGGCATCCCTGAAAACGAGGACAGCTATCCCTGAAAACGGGGATGGTAAAAATCACCCTCAAACCATCCCTGAAAAAGGGGATGGTTATCCCCGAAAACAGGGAAAGGCATCCCCGAAAACAGGGAACACCAAATACATTCTTCCAAAGACAGATATAAAAGATCTAACCCCCTCTAATCCCCCAGGGGGGAAGGTGAAGTTTGATCCGATGAGCATACCTGTTCCTGAGTGGCTGGATTCGAAGGCGTGGGAAGAGTGGGTTGCATATCGCCAGCAGTCCGGAAAGGCCATTAAAACCGAACTGACCGTGACCAAAGCTTTCAGCCTGCTTAAAGCCTGCCTGGATGACGGTCACGATCCGGCAGACGTGATCAACACCAGCATTGCCAACGGGTATCAGGGACTGTTCAAACCAAAATTCGGCACCAGTGGCCGTAAAGCGGGCCGGGATGTGAACCACATTTCACAGCCAGATAAAAAAATTCCACCGGGTTTCAGGGGGTAGCGATGAAAAACGTAATCGGTACTGGCAGCGTTCTTGAGCGCCTGAAGAAAATCATTCCGGCTAACGTGCAGCCGAAGTTCAGCAGCGTCGAAGAGTGGAAGACCTGGCAGGAATCCGAAGGCCGAAAACGCTCTGAGGAAATCGACAGAATGAATCAGCGCGCACGGTCGGAGAAGATTTTTGGCCGCGCCGGCATACAGGCCCTGCACCGCAGCTGTTCGTTTGCAAACTACGACGTGTCGTGCCCGGAGCAGCGCCAGGCGTACAGCATGGCGAAAAGCTACGCGCAGAACTTCGGCGGAGAAGGATTCGCCAGTTTCGTCTTCAGCGGCGCGCCGGGCACCGGGAAAAATCATCTTGCGGCAGCAATCGGAAACCACCTGCTGGCTGCTGGCCACTCCGTTCTGGTGGTGACCATCCCTGACCTGATGCTCCGGGTCCGCGAGTGCTATGACGACGGACAGTCCGAATCGTCATTGCTGAACGACCTGTGCAACGTCGATCTCCTGGTACTGGACGAAGTCGGAATACAGCGTGGCTCCAGTGGTGAGAAGGTGATCATCAACCAGGTCATCGACCGTCGCCTTTCTTCCATGCGCCCGGTCGGCATCCTGACCAATCTGAACCACGGCGAACTGGTTGACACACTCGGCGCACGCGTTATGGACCGCCTCCAGATGGACGGCGGCATGTGGGTAAATTTCGACTGGGGAAGCTATCGCAAAAACGTTAGCCACCTCCGTATCGCTAAGTGAGGTAACAATGCGTAGCAAAGACCAACTGGCGGTAATCGCATTTCTCGATGCAAACAAAACCGCAACGCCGCTTCAGCTGGAGCGGAACCTCGGCTGGAGCAACAAGCACACTCACGCCATCCTGGGCCGCCTGGTGCGGATCGGCATTATCAAAAATATCGGCAAGGCCCGCCACCCGGAATACCGGCTTTTGCAGCGCTGGCAGGCAAAAATGAAACCGCCAAAGCCCCCGAAAGCATCCTCTGCTGCGAAGCCAGTAGTGAGTGTTTGTATGGTGAAAACGCAGCAGGAACCGCCGTCAGTAGCAACAGTGTGTCGCCAGAACTGGCAGGGCTATCAGATTCATAAAATTTTCGGGAGTGCACGGTCATGAGTGAAGCAAAAAACAACAAAGAACTGGTTGCGGCGGGGCATGAGTTCGCACGCCTGATGTCGGTCGACACGCCGGTAATCGATATGGCGAAGATGGTCACGCAGCTGGCCGAACGCCTGGACTGCACCACAGTAGCGCTGCGTGAAAAGTCAAAGCAGTGCGACACCCTGGCGGCAGACAACGTGGCCCGCGCCGACATCATTGGGCGACTGGTCTGGCAGTACAGCGCAAGCGGCATCAGGCCGGTTAAGAACTCCCTGAATCCGGCGTCGGCACTGCTACATGACGCGCTGGAAGTTCTGCGCCATCCGGCCACAGCAGCAGCGGTTAGCGAGCTGAAAGCGCAGGGTGTTGAGTGCGCAACGGTGCATATTAAACAGAATATTCAGCATCTGCCGGAAAATGAGCGGATGGCTTATCACGATGCTATTGAATTGTGTTTTGGTGCTGCTGCACAACTACGCGCCGGGGAGGTGAACAATGTTTAAGCCAGGAACCCGTTGCATACACACATCGAAATGGGAAAAACGTAAGTGTCGGGTTGTCGCATATGATGGAGATTCAGTAGTCGTCAAAATGGAGCGTGGCGGGTATGCCGGAGTACCTGAAAAAGCATTGACCCCATTGCCAACAGCGCTGAAGCAGGAGTTAAAGTAGTGGATCCGTTATTGCAATACTCCTGCCGCCGGAGTGCTGGACTGAAAAAACTGCTGCTGGTAGAGGCACCGTACACAGTCTGGCCTGCCGAGGTTGGCGCTGTCTGAGCATGAACTGAAAACGCCGGGGACTCCAGGCGTTTAATGGTGGACGAGGTGTATTTTACTTTGAGCTCATCACCTGATAAGCAACAAACAGGAAAATACTAATAATAAGAAAGCCGACTCTAAAGAGTCGGCTATGTTGTATGTCAGAGCTTGAAACTGCCAACCACGTGTTCAAGTTGGACGGTTTGCTCTTCCATGGACTGCGCGGCCGCTGCCACCTGTTCCACTAGCGCCGCATTCTGCTGCGTTGCGCTGTCGAGTTGGTTGATGGCGATGTTAATCTGGGCAATCCCGCGACTTTGTTCATCGCTGGACGAGCTGATTTCTGATATCAGCACACCCACGCTTTCAACTTTCTCCATCAGGCCGTCCATCGTAGTACCCGCCTGACGAACCAGTCCGGTGCCCTGCTCGATGCTGCTCACCGACTCTTCAATTAATTTTTTGATCTCATGGGCTGATCGGGCACTACGTTGCGCCAGGGAACGAACCTCACCGGCCACCACAGCGAAGCCACGCCCGTGATCACCCGCCCTTGCCGCTTCAACAGCTGCGTTAAGCGCAAGGATGTTGGTCTGGAAGGCTATACCGTCAATCACACTGATGATTTCCACCACTTTAGAGGAGGACTCATTGATGTTATTCATCGTGGAGACAACGTTGTTAACCACATTGGCTCCCTGTTTCGCCACTGCCGAAGCCTCTTCTGCCAGCTTGTTCGCCTGCAACGCGTTCTCTGCGTTAAGGCGCACGGTGCTGGTCAGCTCTTCCATGGAAGCTGCCGTTTCCACGATCGAAGCCGATTGATCTTCCGTGCGCGAGGAGAGGTTCAGGTTGCCGCTGGCAATCTGGCGCGAAGCCGATGAGATCGCCATCGAGCTATTCCCTACCTGCTGCATCAGCTCATTAAGGAACGAAATAAACTTATTGAAGTTGTTAATAATGGCGTTAAATTCCGGGCTCTTACTTTGCGCAAGACGCTGTGTTAAATCCGCCCCGCCGCTGGATAGCGCTTCAATATTACGATTGAGCAGTGTCACATTATGGAAAATATTGCGCACAATAATCATCATGATAACGACTATAAGTATTCCGATAATCGCCTGTACGATGGTGAGCTTGGTCATAATAGCGTCAGACATACTCACAAGGTGGCTGCTTGGAATATCGACGGCCATGAACCACGGGCTGCCGCTAATAGGCAGAACGAACAGGGAATGCGCGCCGCCTTCACCGTCATAGCTCCCACGCACTTCTGTTGTTTTACCCTGGCCTAACAGGCTAACTAATGGTGCTGCCGCCGGAATACCAAGATCACGGACGTTTGAAAGCGCGGGTTTATCCTTTACGGAAGAGCCGTTACCGACGATTTTGCCGTCCGCTTCAACAATCAGTACGCTCCCGTTTACCGCTTTGCCCATGTCGACAGCCAGCTGATTAAAGAAGCCCAGCGTCACGTCGATAGTCGCCACACCCCAGACTTTGCCGTCTTTCGAGATCGCCATAGCACAGTTAGTTCGTGGCTGCGGGCTGGCCGCATCCTGATAGGCTTTTGCCCATGCACACTCGCCTTTCGGTGCATTCATGCCGTCTTTATACCAGGGTTGTTCCCAGTATTTTGCTGATTCCGGCTGATTCCATACGGTGTTGACTTGCAGATTCCCGCCTCCGTCGCGGGCATAGAAAGTACTGAATTTGTCCCGAGCCGGATCGCGCTGACCAGGAAGAGGCCAAATCCCACCGCCGAATACATTTAAATCACCATACTGGTTAACCAGGCGCGGTAATAACCCATCAATTTGTTCACTTTGCAGATCGACAACCAGTTCCGTGATTGAGCGTTGCTGAGCCTTAACACGGTTCATCTGCTCTTTAATGGCGTTACTTTGTAATTCAACGGTCGCCTGAATATTTTTGGTCTCAGTTTCAATAATCTGAGGGGAGACGAAATGCTTGATAACAATATAGGTAACTATCAATAAGATAACGAAAAAGCTTATAAGTAGCAGGCCTATTCGGCCTTGGGTATTTTTCCACATCATAATGGCGCACTCGTCTGGTTGAATTAGATGTAATAACGACATTTATTTGAAATTCTTTAATTTAAAACTTGCTACGGTTTCATTTAAAAGCGCATTCCTGGGGCAAAAGGACGTTTAAGAAAAACGTAAGGCTGTTCACATTTTTTAAGTGCCACACCTAGTTTCTAAAAAAGATATTATCGTTGTAATGCGTTATTACGTTCGCCATTGCCATAAAGCAGACATCAGACAGACGCGCCAAACTATAAGCCGTACTCACTGTGGCTTTTCCATTCAAAGGCTTAGAAGGAAAAGTACACGTTATCATTTGGCTTTCTGTGCGCTTAACAAGTTGATCAATTATCTCAATGGGTGTACTGTTTATTTATACAGCAATTCCAGTGGGAGGGAACATTATGCGTGTAGAAGTCACTATTGAGCGTACGAAAAAACTGCCGGAAGGTGCTATGTCAGCACTGGAGAACGAGCTCTCAAAACGATTAAACAATCAGTTCTCAGAATGCAAACTGACAGTTCGCCGTGCTTCAACTGATAGCCTCAGCGTTATGGGCGGCGATAAGGAGCAAAAGAAAGCGGTAGAGACGATCCTGCAAGAAACCTGGGAAAGCGCAGACGACTGGTTTTACTGATTTGTTTGCTATGCGTCTTAGGTTTTAACAGGGGGATAATGTGGGTGATAGTGATTTAAATCCATTAGATGATGACTGGTACGATGTTGTCCGGCGGGCTGATGGAGCAGTGATGTGCAGTTTTCCGGGTGGAGACCGCTTTCTTGTCTACCGAAGTGGAGGGTTGATCTCAATGCGCCCGCTGCTGGATGAAGAAATAATTTTTACTCCAAATGCCGTTGTGCAATTCCTCACGGGTCTTGGCTATCGTATTGATGGCCCATCTGATAATATGATCTCATCGGTCTGAACAGCCGGTAAACCTGCTGCGCCACGGAGTGAACACCATGGCGCAATTACAACTTATTAAGCATGCCTCTAATATCCTGATCCCCGCCACGCCGGAGACCAGCGATTTTCTGCATTCAAAATGCAAGCTCGGGGCGGTACTCGAAGCAGAGTTCCGTCAGTTGCGTAACCCGGCATTCCATCGCAAATTCTTCGCGCTACTTAATTTCGGTTTCGAATACTGGGAGCCAACCGGCGGGGCCATCTCTTCAAACGAGCGTAAGCTGGTGACCGGGTATGCAAAATACCTCGCAACGTTCGGCGGCAGCGAACCCGCGTTAATGGATGCCGCTGAGCAGTATCTTGCACGTATCGCTGACCGCCGCGCCGGTAGCATCAGTATTTGCAAATCGTTCGACGCCTACCGCTCCTGGGTGATCGTAGAGGCGGGTCACTACGACGCCATCCAGCTGCCTGACGGCACACTCCGCAAGCACCCCCGCAGCATCGCGTTCGCCAGCATGGACGAAACCGAGTTCCAGCAGCTCTATCGCGCAGCGCTCGATGTGCTGTGGCGCTGGATCCTCTCCCGCGCATTCCGCAGCCAGGCGGAGGCAGAGAATGCCGCTGCGCAGTTGATGAGCTTCGGGAGCTGAGTCGATGAAAGAGACATGGTTCCATCACACCGACTGCACCACGCAACAGGCTGAAGATCTGGTGGCAACATACCGTGCGCGCGGCGTGAAGGTCGAGCGTAGCCTGAACCCTGATTATATCACCTGGACTGTCAGCGCCCGTCTGCCTGAAGGCAATAAGCCGCCGCGCCCAAGCCGGGTCTGGCAAAGCAAGGCGTGGGGGTGAGCATGGCTAAGAAACCCCGCCGTAAGTGCGCAAACAAAGAGTGTCGTCAGTGGTTTCACCCGGTGCGCGACGGGCAGGTAGTTTGCTGCTACGAGTGCGCCACCGTCATAGCCAAAGAGCAGACCGCAAAGAACCGGGCTGAGGCGCAGCGTGCTGAGAAGAAACGCCAGCGCGAAGAAGAGAAAGCGCAGCGTGCACTGCAGGCCGAACGCCGCCAGGCAGTGAAGAAACTCAGTTACTTCGTCAAACAAGCCCAGCAGGCATTCAACGAGTTCATCCGGTACCGGGATCGCCACTTGCCGTGCATCAGCTGTGGTCGCCACCATGATGGGCAATACCATGCCGGGCACTTCCGAACGACCGGTGCCAATCCAGAATTACGGTTCTACGAGGATAACTGTCACAAGCAGTGCTCAGCCTGCAATAACCACCTCTCAGGTAACCTGATCAACTATCGGCCAGCGCTTATACAGAAGATTGGCCAGGCCCGCTTTGATGCCCTGATGGGCTCGCACGTATTCCCGAAATGGAAGCGCGACGACTACATCCGGATCCGCGATGAGTACCGCGCAAAGCTCAAAGAACTGAAACAGCAGGTGGCCGCATGAAACCGGAACTGATCGAATCGCTTCGCATGCGCTGGCTGCGCCTCCGCATTTATCGCCGCCCGGGAACGGTGCTGGTGGACTATCGCATCCTTCGTAACTTTATTCGCATTTACCAGATGGCAGGAGCCGCAGCATGAACCTCGAAAACACCGTGAAATTCCACTTCGCAAAATCCACGATGATCAGCGACTCCCCGCGCGCTACCGCATCAGATGCCCTGACCGGTACGGACATCATGGCAGCCATGGGCATGACGCAGGAACGCGCCGCCATGGGATACAGCGCTTTCCTCGGTAAGATGGGGATTAGCCATAACGACCGGGAGAGGGCGATCGCGCTGCTGGCCGAATACGCGCTGTCAAAATGCGATAAGGTTGCCGCGCTGCGCAAGCTGGGCGAAGGAATTAAGCCACTGGTAATGCATCAGCTGGCCACGTTCGCTTTTGAGGACTATTCGCGCAGCGCCGCCAGCGTGAAACAGTGTGATTGCTGCTCGGGTCAGGGATTCATTGAGGCTGATGTTTTCACGATGAAATCGCACTACACCATGAAGCTTCCCCAGTGGGCCAAAGATCTTAAGCAGTCGCCGGGTGATTTCGAGGTTAAGCGCCAGGTCAAAGAGGTCGCAAAGATACTTTGCTCGACCTGCAAGGGGAAGAAAGTGGTCAGTTGCGCCTGCAAAGACTGCCACGGGCGCGGTAAAGCAGTGAATCAGGAACTGACAGAGGAGCAGGGCGTACCGGTTCGGGCCGACTGTAAGCGCTGCGGCGGACGTGGATATGAGCGAATCCCCTCGACTGAGGCATTCGCGGCCGTGAGCCAGATAACTGACGCCATCAGCCTGGATACCTGGAAAAAGTCAGTGAAGCCGTTCTACGACCAGTTGATCATGAAGTTCGACATGGAAGAAGCGTGGGCTGAATCACAGCTCAAGCAGATAACCAGATAGAGCTCATTAAAATAGCCTGCAATTTTATCGTGGGCTATTTACTTTTCCCGAATCTGTGTTAATTTCTTTCTAACGATGGGTTACTGCATTCGTTGAGTCGGTAACACAAGAAAGCCCTGCGGATTACACCGTGGGGCTTTGTCGTTTCTGGAGGGTTAAAAATGCACATTTAAACGTACAGACCTCAGCCGAAAGGCAATGCAGCAGTCATGATGCTGCCCCGAGTCGCCATCGAGCGAGCCTGTGTAGTGATGGGTGAGGGTCATAGACTAAAACAAGCTCCGGTAGAGCAGCGCGAACGCCAGACGCGCACCGGTTATAAGCGGCAATAGAGCGACAGCACCTCAAGGGCATGAGCGTGGCCACTCCGGGAAGTGGCAAAGAATTTACAGAGGCTCGCATTCGCGGGCCTTTTTTATTTCCCGCGCCACGCTCGGCGCACTACTACCACAGAGCCTTTCAGAGGTGAGCCAGAGTGATGGTCGGTGTGACCGTCTCTGTGGGCTGACCATTTCTGAGCGCTGGCTCACCCCCTAAAAGGAAAGTCACTATGTTCGGTTTCGGTAAAAAAGCACGTAAAGCAGTTAGCGATATCAAGAAGTTCGAAAAGCGCGACCTGGCTCAGGCGGTGGTAAACGCCGCATATCTGGTGGCATACGCTGACGGAGAATGTGAAGCGTCAGAGAAAGCGAAGATCGAACAGGTGCTGCGTAACCAGCCATCACTGGCCGCGTTCACCTCTGAAATTAACGCTATCAGCGCAACGATTATCGGCCAGCTGGACACCAACTATAAGATTGGTCGCCGGGCAGCGCTGCGCGAGATTGAAGATGTTAAGCACGACCCGCGCGAAGCAGAAGACGTTCTCGACGTGGCGGTAGCCATTGCTGAAGCTGACGGGGAAGTAGAGCCTGAAGAGCGTAAGGTGCTGGAAGAGATCGCCAACGCCCTCGGCCTGCGTCTGGAAAATCACCTGTAATGGAAAAGCTGCATTGGGCTGCCGCTGGTGTCCTGCTGTTCTTGGTAATCGCTGTCGACTTTACCAGCAAGTTGATGTCGATTCTGGCTGACGGCGTGCTGGTGGCCGGTGTGGTTGTGTTGCTCCTGCCATTGCTTAAGGCAACAAAATAACGCTTTTTTGACGGCCTTCCCAGTTCTGAAAAGTCGCTTTTAAGCTGTATTGCATACTGGGCTGGTAGGGCTATGCTCAAAGTGCATTCTTTGACAGTCCATATTCCAATAATGGCATGGTGAATCCCCCTGTGCGGAGGGGCAATACTGGCTACCTTTGTTGATATATATGCATGCGGGACGCTGAAGCCAGCCAGCGTCTCACCGGGAGGCACCCGGCACCAGAAATACTCTACCTGATTTGAGACCTGTTTATCCGAGCAGGTCTTTTTTTTATCCGCCATTAGCTCAACGGGAGAGAGCACGGAGCTTCTACCTCTGCGGTTCGGGGTTCGAGTCCTCGATGGCGGACCATTATCTGAAATGATAATTCAGAGCGAAAAAAGTCATGCAGTGAGTTTCATCTGGTAGTAACGCAGTCCCATCAGTGGATGCCCGGCACAATAAATTGATTGTCTTCTCAGGCCTGCTCATACGAGTGGGTTTTTTTATTTCCTTCCGCACAGCACCCCGACCTAATCGGAGGTGAGAGACATGTCCCATATGAGCAAACTCGTAACCGGTGTCGCGCTCGGCACTTCCGGCGGCACAATCCTGAATGGTGTTCTGACAAAACTAAGTCCTGATGAGTGGAGTGCCGTCGGCGTGCTGGCTGGTATCGCGGGCATCATCATTACCGGGCTCATTAACTGGTACTTCAAACGCAAGGTCGCCAATGCGCAGGTAAAGGCGCTGGAGAAATACGGCCCGGCAGTAAAAGTGGGAGATGAATAATATGCCGATGACCATCAGCCTGCGTAAAAAACTCATTGCCGCCGCTGGTGGGGGGGCAATGCTGATTGCTTCTCTCTTTCTCGGGGGTCAGGATGGCGTCGAAGGACGAAAGTACGAAGCCTACAAAGACGTGGCCGGAGTGTGGACCGTCTGCGATGGTCACACAGGCCGGGATATCGTGAAAGGTAAGACCTATACCGATCGCGAGTGCGATCAGTTGCTGTGGAAAGACCTTCAGCCAGCAAAGCGCACGGTTGACAGCCTTGTGAAAGTGTCGCTGAACGAATACCAGCGCGCCGCGCTCTACAGCTTCGTTTTTAACGTCGGCTCTGACGCGTTCTCAAAATCCACGCTGCTGCGCAAGCTGAACAAAGGCGATCATGACGGAGCCTGCGAAGAAATGCGCCGCTGGGTTTACGCGGGCGGCATGAAGTGGAAGGGCCTTCAGAACCGGCGCGAAATGGAGCGTTCAATGTGCCTGGCGGAGAGTAAGAATGAAATTTGACTGGAAGCCGGTTCTGCTCCTGGTCGTGATGGCCGTCCTCGGCGCACTGGCATTCTGGTACCACGGGAAAGCTGCTGATGAACAGCATCGCGCCGATACCGCAGAGCACAACCTCAATCTTGCGAACGACACAATCAACGACATGCAGAGGCGCCAGCGTGATGTGGCTGCGCTTGATGCCAAATACACGAAGGATCTGGCAGATGCCCAGGAAACTATTGATCAGCTTGAGCGTGATGTTGCTGCTGGGCGTAAGCGGCTGCGGCTCAACGCCACCTGCCCAGCGAACGGAACGGCCAGCACCACCAGCGTGGATGATGGCACCGGCCCCAGACTTACTGACACCGCTGAACGGGATTATTACACCCTCAGAAAGCGGATCGAAACTGTAACAAAACAACTGACTGGTCTTCAGGCGTATGTGCGCGAGCAGCGTCTGAAGTAATCCTGCGTAAAGTTTTTTGAAGGAATGCCGATACATCATTATTACTTCTATTCATATAGTTGAGTAACAGCTACTCCTCTGATAGGTTTAAACAATTTTGACGAAGGGAAAAAGCATGTTTATAATGCTGCGCCCCTAGGAGAGGGGATTGATTAACATCTCCAACTTCTTAATTTGATACAACTCAGTTGCAAAAAAAATTGAAATGCGGTTATAACTAAATCTGTAGGGAAGCCGTAGCATCTTAAAGAGTTGCTTTGCGTCTATCGCGGAGAACACATATGAATTTGATCGCCACCTTTGGTATGGGTCTTGCGCCGTTGTTGCTGTCTACACAGGCGCAAGCGACAAGCGTAGCTGTACCAATCACCAGTGTGCAGCCCCAAAATCACACGCCATCTTATCGGAGTCGAGGTATGACACCGGTTGCTGCGCTGCGTTTAAAAGGTGATGTTTCAGGCCGTCTAAAAGATCTCTTTATTATTCGTGAAAAACTTGAGAACGCTATTGCTCGCATTCAAGTAGCGTTGGATGGTGGGGCTCCTGTTAGCATTCCTGCAGCTTTAGTGAAGGCGGCGGTTTCAGCCATCTCAACGGGCGAAGCTACTGTTGAAATCGCGGATGAATCTTTTTCAATAATATTATCTGCGGATAGAGTGGCCTGTCGGCCAGCTCTTGAAGCACTTAAAGATGAAACTATCGGTGGTTTGATTGCTACAATCGAAACTATGAAAAAGATACCAGAGCTTGCTAAGCAGGCAGAGAGCAGAGAAGCTGCCATTGTTGCGTTCGACAAAGAACGAATGTCTCTCGCTGTAAATTCTGATAAGATTGAGATGAAACCTGGGATGTCTCGCGAAGAAAAGAGACGTTTCATTTTATCTCATGCATCTTAAGTTCAGGGTTAATGGTGAATGACTCAACAATACACTGTTTCGTTCGGTAAACTCTTTGCTAAAGAGTTTAAAAACTTCAGTGAGAAAGATCAGGACAAAGTTCTTGATTTTACCGAACAATTTGAACAGTGCGGTCTTGCTGATTTTACGAAATACCCTGGAAAAATTGCGCCATCGTGGTCAAACTTAGAACAGGATGATCCTAACTTCATCTATGCAATGACCAATACTTTATGGCATTACCATGTTGGGTTGCCAGAGTATGTGCAAAGACACCCAAAATATAAAACTTCTGATTGGGTACTTCATTTTCAGTGGAGGCAGGGTGACAACACAATCCATCTTGTTGATATGTGTTACCACTACACTAATGATGGAAGGTTCTATCTTCCAGGCCCACAATACCTTGAAAAAGCAGGGTGATTTAGCAAAGTGTAAACCGCCTACGGGCGGTTTTTTTATTGCCATCACAATGGGCAGCCTCATCGTAATGGCATAAATTGTGGAAAAAATGATCCGTACTAAATTGGCGAATCTAAGCTAAACATGAATCGAAATCACTTATGAAACTTATCAAAGTACTCGAAAGCCGATTCTTGAGCAGCTTCATTTTTCTTAATGCGATCATCAACCTGTCTTTGAAGTGATGAAGTATCAAAACCAGTTTCAGACAATTTATCAATGTGCTCCTGAGCTCGTTTGATCTCCTTATCAGCTTGTCTTATTGCATCCATATGCTGTTCATGAATCTCTTTATGGTGCGACTCCCAGAGGCGCTCTGAAAGCTCTTCTTGCCTTTGACTCATGCGATTTCCTTAGATTGGTAAAACATGGCACTCACCGACAAACAAGAAATGTTCTGTCGCGAGTACCTCATCGATTTGAATGGCTAATATCGCCTCGTTTATTAGAATATTCCAGAGGATTTTATGACACAACCGGACCGGGGTGACTTTTTGCAACGCCCGTATCCGCCGCCGTTGTTCGTGGACAATCCCGAATTTAAATCTTACATCCGCATTGTACCCGCTGAAGGCGTTCACGAATGGCTTCACACCATGATCCTAAGCCACGACGGTAATCTTCATAACCCTGACCATATTCACCTGCTGGAAGCCGATTTGTGTTTCCTCTGGGCGTCGAATGCGTTCGATAAAAAGGGGCGTACCGTGCTCGGTCAGGCAGAAGAGGTAATGGTGCGCGCCGGCGGCTGGCAAAAAGCCCGTATGGAGCAGCAGATGTATGAATGGTTCGGACGCATTCCTGATTTCATTATCACCCTGGCGGCAGATTACTGTGCTCAGTGTTCGGATCTGGAGTTCTGCGCGCTGGTGGAGCATGAGCTGTACCACATAGCCCAGGAGACGGATGAATTTGGCGCACCGAAGTTTACCAGTGAAGGGCAGCCGAAGCTGAAACTACGTGGCCACGATGTGGAAGAGTTTGTCGGCGTTGTCCGCCGCTACGGAGCCAGCCGGGATGTTCAACAGCTGGTGGACGCTGCGAACAGGCCTGCAGAGGTTGCGCATCTGGATATTGCCAGGGCATGCGGAACGTGCCTGCTGAAGCTGGCTTAACTTTTGACTGATTATGACAGGCAGGTAACCAATGGCGGCATTAAAAGGAGAGGTCAAAGCCTTTATAGTCCAGTCGTTAGCCTGTTTTGATACTCCCTCTCAGGTAGTCGAGGCCGTCAAGAAAGAGTTCGGACTGACGATCACTCGTCAGCAGGTGGAATCACACGACCCGACGAAAGCGAACGGGAAAGGCCTGGCGCAAAAGTGGGTGGACATGTTCAACGGTACCCGTGAGCGCTTCCAGAACGAAATCTCTGATATCCCGATCGCCAACAAAGCCTACCGCCTGCGCGCGCTGGATCGTATGGCTACCAAAACAGAGGGCATGAAGAACTTCGCGCTTGCCTCCCAGCTTATTGAGCAGGCCGCCAAAGAAGTGGGCGACGCCTACACCAACAAGCACAAGTTCGAACATTCAGGGCCGAACGGTGGAGCCATCGAAACAGTCACCATGAACAAAGACGATTACAAAGCTGCGCGGCGGGAGATGCTGGAGGATGACGACTGCTGAGCAAAAGCTTTTCGCCCGCCGCGTGGAATGCGTGGAGGACGGCCTGTATTACGCGCGATACTTCTTCAAGCAGCGTACCGGCGGCAAGATGATCGTCGCGCCGCATCACCGGGTGATCCAGAAGACACTGGACAGAGTGATAGACGGCGAAATACAGCGGCTGATCATCAACGTTCCGCCGGGATATACCAAAACAGAGCTTGCGACCATCAACATGATGGGGCGGGGGCTGGCGCTTAACCAGCGTGCCCGCTTCATGCACCTGTCTTACTCCCACCAGCTGGCACTGCTCAACTCCTCGACCGCACGCGGCATGATCAAATCGCAGGCCTATCAGGCAATGTGGCCCATGTCGCTGCGCGATGATGCTGACAGTAAGGCGATGTGGTGGAATGAGTTCGGCGGCGGGGTGTACGCCAGTTCTGCAGCCGGGCAGGTCACTGGCTTCCGTGCCGGGCACATGGAGTCAGGCTGGCAGGGCGCACTGATCATCGATGACCCGGTTAAACCGGATGACGCTTATAGTGAGATAGTGCGCGACGGCGTTAACAATCGCTTTAACGAAACCATCAAGTCACGTCTGGCGATCGAAACGACGCCGATGATAGTGATTATGCAGCGCATCCACTATCAAGACCTGAGCGGCTACCTGCTGCGCGGCGGTTCCGGCGAAAAATGGCATCACCTTAATCTGCCGGTGCTCATCGACAACAGCCAGGCCTACTCAGCGCAGTACCCTGAGAACAGCCACGCCATCCCGATTGACCACGGACTTCCTGATGGCTGGCTCTGGCCGTTTAAGCACAACGAGACGCATCGAGTTTCCCTCTTCTCCCACCGGCGTACTGCGGAGGCGCAGTACATGCAGAAGCCGCGGCGTTTCAACGCAGAGGGTGCGCTGTGGAATGAGGCGATGATCAGCGCCGCCCGCGACCTGCAGATCCGTTTCGATAAGGTTCGCTCGGTGGTGGCTATCGACCCACAGGCGACAAACAGCGATGAAAGTGATGAATCCGGCATCGTGGCCGCGAGCGCCTATGGTGCTGGTGATAAAAAGCAGTTCTCTGTTGACGGAGACTACAGCGGCAAATATTCACCAGCTGGCTGGGCCAAAAAAGCCATGTGGGCTTATGAAGAACACGAAGCCGACGCGATCGTTATCGAAACGAACCAGGGAGGCGATATGGCTGAGGAAACGCTTCGTAACGCCGGGTACAAAGGTCGCATCATTCGCGTGCATGCCAGCAAAGGGAAATATGCCCGCGCTGAACCAATATCTGCGCTCTATGAGCAGGGCCGCGTTGCGCACAACGGCAACCTCTATGTACTGGAGAATCAGCTGATGGAGTACGTGCCGGCCACTGCCAAAAAGTCGCCTGACCGTCTCGACGCGGCGGTGTACGCACTTACAGAGCTCGGCGGCGCGCAGCCGATGGGCATGATGATTCCTAAGCGCCTGCAAGGGCGTTAAAACACCAAACGGACCCCAGCATGAACAATAACCTTCAACTGGCCGTCAACCATGCGTTGGCTGATGCCAGGTTTGCGCGCGCCCGTATGCTGGCGGCTAACCCGACGATGGGGCTGGATGCCAAACGCAATTCAGCGTGGTGCGAATACGGATTCAAAGAGGATCTGACCTTTGATGACCTCTATCCGCTTTATTCGGAAACACTTTAACGTGGTGCTGGAGCGCACCGTGCGGGAGTTGCGCGGCGAATCCTGCCTTGCGCTCGAGGAGTTCGCTCCAGCCAAGCAGGAAATCGTCAGCAGCCGTAGTTTCGGTGAGCGCATTACTGATTACGACGAGATGCGCCAGGCAATATGCAGTTATGCAGCGCGGGCGGCGGAAAAACTGCGCAGCGAACATCAGTACTGCCGTTACATTTCAGTTTTTGTGAAGACCTCGCCCTTTGCATTAAAAGAGCAGTATTACGGCAACCAGGCTGGCACGAAACTGCTCACGCCAACGCAGGACACCCGCGACATTATCGCGGCCGCAACGCGATGTCTGGATGCGATATGGCGCGATGACCATCGCTATCAGAAAGCCGGGATTATGTTGGGGGACTTCTTCAGCCAGGGTGTAGCCCAGCTCAATCTGTTTGACGATTATGCGCCGAGAGCGGGCAGTGATGCGCTGATGACGTTAATGGACAAGTTGAATAAGCAGGGGAAGGGCACGTTGTATTTTGCGGGGCAGGGTATGCAGCAGACGTGGCAGATGAAAAGGGAAATGCTGTCTCCATGCTATACAACGAGATGGACGGATTTGCCGGTTGTACGTGCCAATTGA